ATTATCTTAGAATAGCGGCTAGTGGAAGTTCTACAACTACTCCTGGAGAAAGTCATGAGAGAAAATTGTGGGTTGGTAATGGTCCTTTTAGTTCTAGTCTTATTTTCACAACTCAAGAAGTCACTTAAATGAAGGAATGTTTAAAACTTTTATATTTATATATGAATAAAAACATAGGAAATTATGGATAAACTTACAAAATACTTAACAGAACCTTTCTTAATCGAAGAAGGAGTCAACGATCCTGGTATACTTAAAGCAGTATTCCTTGCTGGAGGACCTGGAAGTGGTAAAGGATATGTTGGTAGTGGGTTATTTGGTATTCCAAAGAAAGTAAATGTATCAGCTTACGGATTGAAACTTGTAAATCAAGATAAAGAGTTAGTTCGTATGTTGAACAAATACGGATTCGGTACAGATTTAGATGATATGCCAGAAGAAGTATTCAGACAACTTACCGATCCTTCTTATGAGGATTATAGTGGATTGAGAAGTAGAGCAAAAGAACTAACCGCTGATCGTAAAAAACTTTATATGAATGGAAGATTGGGTTTGATAATAGATGGTACAGGTCACAAATACCATAAAATAAAAGAACAAAAAATGGAGTTGGAAGAAATCGGTTATGATTGTTATATGGTATTTGTTCATACAGATTTAAACATAGCACAACAAAGAAATATGCAAAGAGCAAGAAAATTAAATCCTGAATTGGTAGAAAAAAGTTGGAATGATGTTCAGAAGAATAGAGAGGTATTTCAAGGTTTATTTGGTAACGCTAATTTTCAGATGGTAAATAATAGTGATACTTTAAGTGAAAAAGCAGCTCAAAAGAAATTTAGTATGTTAGTAAAAAAAGGTATAGGAAACTTTATTCGTAAACCAGTCAAAAACTTTCGTGGTAAAAAATGGATTAAGAAACAACAAATAATGAAAGAAGCTATAAAGATAGATGTAAATGTTGGGGATACAATTAAGGTAGGTAGATTTAAAAACAAAAAGGTATTTGTTAAAAGTATCGGAAAAGACAAACACGGAATGCCAACAATAAATGGAAAGCCGGTTGTAAAATTTAGAATGGCTAAAGATAAAGAATATTTAAAAAGTGTGGATGAAGCCCCAAGAATACCTCGTAAAAAAGGTCAAAAGAGAAACTCAAAGAAACATTCAGACTTATACACAGACGAAAATCCAAAAGGCACAATCAAAGGGCTGAAGTTTGCTACAGTAAAAGATGCACAAAAATCTGTTAGTAAGATAAATGGGAGTGGTAAAACACACGCTCACAAAATACAAGCAGCAGTTGCTATGGAACAGAGAGCTAGGGAGATGGGTAAAAAATCTCAAGCTGCTGTCTATCGTGCCTACATCAATAAGATGAAGAAGAAAACCAAAAAGAAGAATGAGGAGTTCGGAGCACCTGCTGGTATGTTACCATCACCAAGTCGTAAGATGGTAAAGAAGATGAAGAGAAAGGGTAACACCTCAGTTCCTTATGGTAGTGGTTACAAAAAAGTAAACGAAGCTCAAAAGACTGTAACAAATAAAAGTTTTGATAAGAAAAGAGAATCTGGTGCTTGGACAGTCATAGGACATATGAAAAAGAAAGGTAAGTCTATCTTTCATGTCAGAGACGAAAAGACAAAGAAAAGATTTGATGTAAGATTGATAGAACAAAAACAAATCAAAAAAACTATCGGTGTATTCGGTGGTAGATTCCAACCATTTCATAGTGGACATCTGGCTACATACAATTGGTTAAAGACAAAGGTAGATGAGGTTTACATAACTACATCAAATATTAAACAACCACCAAGACACCCAATGAACTTTAAGGAAAAGGTTCGTCATATGACAAAGATGGGTATAAAGAAAAATAGAATTGTACAGGAGAAAACTCCGTATGTAGCAGCTAACCTACTTAAAAAATTCGATCCTGATACAACTGCTGTAGTTTATGCATTTGGTAAGAAAGATGCTGGTAGATTAAAAGGTGGTACTAAAAAGAGTGGTGGAAAAACTTATTATCAAGATTACTTAAAGAATAAGAATAATTTAGAAGGATTTGATGTTCATGGATATTATATAACTGCGCCACAATTTGGTTCAGTTAGTGGAACACAGATGAGAAAATTATTAGGAGATCCAAAAGTTGATGATAGTGATAGAGTAAAAGGATTTAAAAAAGTATTTGGATACTATGATAAGGGTATCTATAATATGATGACAAATAAATTTAGAAAGTTATTTGAATCATACGATTTATCAGATGAATTAATAGAAGAGTTTTTGTTAGAATCTAACGCAACGCCAGCAGGAAATTTAGATGATGGTCCTTCAACATTTTATACTGATTATAACACATATAAGAAAACTTCTAAAGAATGGTTAGATTCTATTTACTCAGATGCGGGTTGGAAAGTTGTTGATTATGTTTTAAGTGATAAAGCAGAAAATTCTATTTCAAATCCTTATAGGTCTGTAGCTTTAACTTATCTAGATCATGGACAAGCAGGAGGTTCAACTTCAGCTGTCACTAAATATAAAAATTGGATGACTAAAGTTGTAGAACCTATAGGTTGGGAAATAGTGAATTGGATGGGAACGGATGCGGCTATTAATAATATTATTGGTACATTACTTGCGGCTGGTGCTGATGGAGATGAATACGAAATAGATTGGGCTAAACTTACAGAAAACATTAATTTAGATGATGAAGTTAAGTTATTATTAGAAGGTGGTGCTTACGGACATCTTAACCATCCATTTGATGATAAAAATTTGACATTTTCAGATTTTAAGACACTAATTATTAATACACTACAGGGTAAACTGGATAGTGAAGGAGCAGTTACAGAAAAAACAGATGGTCAAAATATAATGGTAAGTTGGAAGGGTGGAAAACTTATCGCAGCTCGTAACAAAGGACATATTAAGAATCATGGTGCTGGTGCATTAGATATTAATGGTGTAAAAAATATGTTTGCTGGTAGAGGTGATATAGAAAAAGCCTTTGTTTATGCTATGAGAGATTTACAAAAAGCTATCGGTGGTTTAAGTGATGCTCAAAAAACAAAAATATTTGATGAGGGAAAGAAATTTATGTCGTTGGAAGTTATATATCCAAAGACAGCAAATGTAATACCATACGATAAATCACTTTTACAATTTCACGGAACAATAGAATATGATTCAGCTGGTTCACCAGTAGGTGAAGATAGGGGAAGTGCAAGAGTTTTGGCTGGTATGATTAAACAGATTAATCAGAATATACAAAAGGCTTTTAAGATTGAAAAACCTTTTATATCTAATTTACCAAAAGTAAAAGATTTCAGTAAAAGACAAAGTTACTTTTTAGGTAAGTTAAATAAATTACAGAAAGAATTTAATCTAAGAGGTAATAATACATTAGCTGATTATCATCAAGCTTATTGGATGGAGTATATTTATAATGCAGGAAAACAATTTAAGTATAATGTACCTAATCGTATTTTAGTTAAACTTACACAAAGATGGGCATTTTTAGATAAGTCTTACAAAATACAACAGATTAGAAAAGATATAAAGAATGAAAAGTTTTTAGATTGGATATTAAAAACAGATAAAATGGATTTAAAGGGGTTACAAAAGAAACATATCAGAGATTGGGAAGTTCTTTTCTTTGAGTTGGGAGCTGAAATATTATCTAACCTTAGTGATTTTATAGCAGCTAATCCAGCTAAAGCAGCTCAACAAATTCGTAAGGATTTAAAATCTGCTATTGGAAAGGTAAAAAAATCTAAAGATCCAAAGGTGCTGAACACATTAAAAACTCAATTAGATAGATTGAATGCTATAGGTGGTTTAAAATCTGTAGTTCCGAGTGAAGGCATAACTTTTGTATTCAAAGGAAAATTATATAAGTATACTGGTGCTTTTGCTCCAGCAAATCAAATTTTAGGTATGTTAAAATTCGTATAGGAGTAGGTTATGGCATATAGTAAAGAAGCAGAAAGACAAAATAAAGCATTGGGAGATGTATTAGCTGGAAGAACCCCTGAAAAAAGAGTAATGGTAGGTTACGAAGGAAAAAAACAAAAAAGTGGTGATCAAATCAGTAGAATGACAAATCTTATGAAAGAGGCTAGAATGCCAATGTTTTGTCCTGAATGTGATAAGATTATGAAAAAAAAATTAGATGACAAAATGTGGAGAATGTTTGGACATTGTTTTGATTGTCAAGTTACGATTGAAAATAAACTTCGTATTGAAGGAAAATATGAAGAGTGGGCTGAGAATAAGATTAGAAAAAATAAGATTGCTTTTATTAAAGATCAAATACAGGCTATTTCAGAATGGAAAGATATGAAAGCTCCTGAATTTTACAACAACGTTGGTGTCAACTATCCAATGTTAGAAAAAGAAAAATGGGACGTTGATATGGATAAAGTTCAAAGGGAAGCTGATGAAGCTATACAGAAGTATACAGAAGTTTTAGAAGAATTGGAGAACGAATAATGAAAATTTGGAAAATAATATTAGGTATTTTTGGAACTATTGGTGCACTTTTTGCTGCTTCTTCAAAAAGCAAAAAAGTAAAAGAGCTTAAAAAGGTTATTAAAGAAAATAAAAAGCAAGAGAAAAAAGTTGAGAAACAAATTAAAGAATTAGAGGAAGCTAAAACATCTTCTAAAAAAGAGGTTGGTAATCTAAAAAGAAAATTAACTAATTCTAAAAAGAAAACTAAACAGATGGAAGAAGTTTATGAAAACGATGAAGTCGAATCAGCTGAAGAGTTTCTTAGAAAGTTTGCGAAGAGTAAATGAAGCTGTCAATAAAAATATTAAAATACTTTTTGGTATCATTCTTTGTACTATCTGTTGCTAGTAGTCAATCTTACACACAGAATCAAGTATTAGAGATGATAAAAGAAAGAGATTTACAATGGGAAGGTAAGATAGAAAACGCGAACAATTTGATTATATCGCAAAAACAAGTCATCAATGACTCTGATAGATTGATAAAAGAATTAGAAAGTCAAGTTAAAACTGATTCTTTACTTCTATTAAAAAAGAGTGAACAAATTGAGTTATTAAAAGAGAGAGATGAAGCTAACGAAAAAATGATTAAATTAGTAAAACCAAAGTTATGGGAAAATAGATATCTTTGGTTTGGTGTAGGATTTTATTTAGGAAGTTTATTATTATGAAACCAGTACAACTAAAAGAAGTAATCAAAAAAGAGTACCAAAAGTGTGCTAAAGATCCGATATACTTTTTAAAGAAGTATTGTGTTGTTCAGCACCCGATGAAAGGTAAAGTTCCCTTTCATTTATATGAGTATCAAGAAAAATCATTACATACTTTTGAAGAACATAGGTTTAATATTATACTTAAAGCTCGTCAGTTAGGATTATCAACATTAACCGCTGGATATTCTTTATGGATGATGACTTTTGGTCAAGATAAAAATATATTAGTAATCGCTACTAAACAAGATACTGCTAAAAACTTAGTAACTAAAGTGAGAGTGATGCACGCCAACTTACCCTCTTGGTTAAAACAGAAATGTACGGAAGATAACAAACTATCCTTACGATATAACAATGGTTCACAGATAA